GTTTGCCATTTACTACCTCATGAACGGGTACGGTTGCGCTTGCGCGCCGCGATGTAGTCCGCCGTCGTGGCGTATTCCTCGGGTTCGACGGGGGCGGACCGACCACCAACCGGATTGATGGGTGCGGGCGCTTGCGAGACGGGAGCGGGTTTCGCCTGACCGACCGTCGTTTCCAGACGGGCCAGCTCAAGCGCCATGCGAAGCGGAGGCAGGGACAGCACGCGCTCGGCGATGTCGGGGTTCTGGCCCAAGTGCTGGAGCACCTTGTGGCCGTCATCCATTGCCGTCAACGCCTCGAGGAATTCCTGCGACGCGCCCCCGAGCAACTGGAAGGTGCGAAGCGAGGAATCCCACGCGGTGCCGAACTCGGCCTTGCCGGCATCGAACACGCGATTGCAGGCGTCGTTGAACTTGTCCTGCTCGACCAGGCGCCGCGCTTCTTCGCGAATCTGGTCGGGCGCGAGGTTCGATGACGAGCTGCCTGCCGGCGCCGAGGCCGCGGGCTGCCCACCGTCGGCCTGCCGGCCGCGTGCTTCTGCGGCTTCGGCTCGACGGATGGCCTCATGCTTCTCCCGCGTCAGCTGGTCAATACGCCGCTGCACCCAATCGTTTTTGGGTGCCGGCGGTGCTTCGGGTGAAGCTGCCGCGGGGGTTTGCTCGGTGCCCGGTACCGTGCTCGTTTCTGCGGGCTGATGCGCCGTTTCGGGTTGGCTCGCCGGCGTGGCGTTGGTGCCTTCGGGTGCTGTGTTTTCAGCGGTTTGCATGGACGTGTCCAAGAATGTTTGCCCGGTGATGCCGCGCCGGTACGGAATGCAAAAGGCCCGCTCCTCACGGATGCGGGCCTGTGGGAAGCGTGATGGTCGGGTGTTAGCGCTGGCCGCCGATGATGTATTGCTCTGCCGCCGGCGTAATCGGGCTGCCAGTCGTGTTCACGTACTGGATCGCCAGCGTGTTGGCCGCGGAAACGCGCACGTTGCCGATCGACAACCCAACCTGGTGCGACGGCTTGTTCACGTCGATCGAGTCGCCAACCTGCAGGCCGGGCACCGCGAACGTCTGCTCGGCGCTCGTGTTCGCTGCGACCTGCGCCGGCGCAAGCGTCTGCGTGATGCGGTAGATGCCCTGGATCGGGGCCGTGGACCCAAGGTCCTGGAGAATGCCGGGGTAACTCATGTCACTGTCCTTGCGGTGCGGGCGTTAAAAAACCCGCACTCGGCGGGTTCGGTTGGGATTGCGGGGCAGCAGCGGGATCGGGTGGTGGCGTGTCGGCCCCGGCCGGCATGCCCTGCTGCATCATCTGCATGACGACCTGGGTTGCGACGTGCGCGACGATCTGCGGATCAAGCGGCTGGCCAAGAGCTTGCAGGCGCTTCGTCTCGGCGTCGTAGGCCTTGATCCCGACCTCCTGCTGCTCGCGGCCCTGGCGAGCCTGCTGGAGCAGCGTCGTCAGGTGCTCGATCATCTGCCCCATTTGCGCCATCTTCTGCTGCATGTCCTGCTCTTGCGGCGACGGCCCCTCACCGAGGATCTGCGGCGGAATGGTCCGGTGCAGACGCTCGGCCACCTCGTCGGCCATCGGGAAGTCGGCCGCCTTGAACAGAAGATCGCCGGCCACCTTCATCAACTCCTGGTCCTGGCCCATGATCTGTGTCAGCGCGTTGAACGCCTCCTGACGGCGCGTCTCGTAGTTCGGGCCCACCTCGACCGTCACGTCATAGCGGCCGATGCCCGGGTTGAAGATCAGTTGCACCTCGTCGGCGATCGTCGGGTGCGGAACCTGCATGAGCGGTTGCTGCTGGTTCGGGTCGATCTTCGCGAACGTCTCGGTGCCGTCCTCGCCGACGATGCGCACCACGCGCGCCGTGTCGTAGATCTTCGGAATCAGGTCGATCAGCACGCGGCCGGTGTAGCGGATCGCGCGCGCCACGTTGTCGATGAAGTGGTAAGTGGCGCGGTCGCCCTGACGCTGACGCGCCTGGATCGCGACGCCGGCCTGCGCGTTCGACGGCTGGCCGAACTGCTCCTGATACTGGCCGCTCGCCATCATCAATTCCTGCTGAGCGGTCTGCATGCCGGTCAGGTATGCGCTGGCGCCGACGGGCGGCTGTTCACGCTGCGGCCGAGGGATCTGCGAGCCATCCTCGCGCAGGCTGTTGTAGGGTAGATACGGCAAGTTGTCGTCATTCGCGCGCTGCCACTCGTCCTCATACCCCTCGATGGCCTCGGCCGGCGCCACATACGGCGTCTTGGTCTGCAGCGCGATGAACTCGACGTTCGCTGAGGTCATGTAGTTGTACATGCGCTGAGCATCCTTCATCGAGCGCGTATGCCCCTTACGCTCGACCTTGCCATTGATGACCATTTCCTCGCCGACGACACGCACGATCGGAATGTAGCGGCCCGCCCATGGCCTCTCGTCGATGACCTTGTCGCCAGCGATCAGATACCAGGTGATCTCCGGCTCGCTGATCTCGCGCTTCTGCACGGTCTTGTCGCTCTCGATCACGGCGCGCTCTTCGGGGTCCTCGATCGATGACAGGCGCACCGGGCCGCGCTCCGGATGGTTCACGAGCATGTCGGTCTTCATGGTCTTGCGGAAGTACTCGCAGACCCGAATGCGGTCCTTGCTGATCCAACCCCCATGCGTCGAAGTGTCGTCTCCGAACACCACGCTGCGCGCTTCTTCGCTCGGGTATTTCGCCTCGAATTCGGTCTTACTCATCTCCTCGAACACGAAGCCGAACTTCGCATCGGCGCCGTCGGCCGATTCGATATCGCAATCGAGGTAGATGGTGAGCGGGTCTTTCACCCGCCGTAGGAAGATCTCTTGGTCGAACGAGCCGTCATGCGCGTATTCGCATACGATGCGCCAATACCCGAGGCCGCCTTGCACCTGAAATTCAGTACCCGTGTCGTAGACGATCTCGGCGTGCGAGTTGTATTCGATGTGCCGGACCATGCCGTCGAGGATCTTCGCGATCTCGATATCGGCCTCCCCATCAACGGGCAACGTCTTCACGCTCGGCTTGTTCTGCTTCGCGTCATTGACGATCTGGAGATTGTGCTGACGGACCTTGTTGACGGTCAGATGCGGGCGATCGCCACGTGCGTTCAGGATCGGATCCGGCCACTGCCAGTTGTTGTCGGAATCGCCGTTCGCAAAGCGAAGGTCCTCGACGAACAACTTGCGGAAGTCCGATTCGTACTCCTCGCACCGGGCGAAGCGTTCCTTGGCCTCAGCGACGATCTTTTCGTGCGGGCTCGATTCACCCTTCGGCTTGCGGGCCATCATTCACTCAAGGGCTTGAGAAACCGGATTTCACAAAAGCCAACCTGGCCAGCCCGCTTGCCATCGAGCAGACGACATTCTGCGTGCTCATTGCTCGGCTCGTCCTGAGCAGGATTGAACCCGGGATATCGGCACAGTTCGAGGGTTACGCCATGATTTGGCGAATCAGGGCAGTCAAGACGGAATAGCAGGCGCGGCTTCATATCATTTCCCCATCCAGCCGTGAGCCGTGGATACGACGCGGCGGACAACAGGTTTCGCTTTGGGCTTGGAGGCCTTCATGGCCCGGCGGGCGCCCTCGCATGCGTAGCGCAGGGCGTCGATGACATGGTTGTGCTTGTCTTCGAGGATCGGCAGCACGAGGCCCGTGAGAGGGTCTTCCTTGTACTTGTAGAGCGTCAGCTCATCGATCACGTGGACGCAGCGCGGATGCACCACGATGTCGAACGACTGCAGGAACTCGACGCCCTCTTCCAGCGAGCGAGCGCCCTTGATAGCCGCCCGGATCTTCGGGAAGCCATGGTTGCGCATGTGGCTGATCGTCTCCGGCCGAGCCGAATCGGCCGTGATCGGCCAGTTCTCGGCATCCGGCACGCCCATGAACAGCTCGGGCAGGTTCACGATCTCGCAGCCGACCTGATACGCCTCATAGTCGACATACAGACGGTTGCCTTCGATGTCGCAGCGCACCAGCACCGAGGGATCGGTCGCGAAGCCCCAGTCAGCACCCAGGCGGTGGATCGTGCCGGCCGGCCGCTCGAACTCCTCGATCACCCAGTTCTTGAAGACGCGCGCTTCGGTACGCTGCTGGTACTTGCCGAGCCACACGTGCGCGTACTTGTCAGGGTCGCGGCGCTTGTCGTACTCCATTTCGGTCCGCAACACGTCCGGCAGCCACGGGTTGTCCATGAAGTTCGCTTCGACCACGATCGAGCCGGGGGGCGGCTCGGCACCACGCAGCAGCGCGTCGATCGGGTCGGTTGCCTTGCTCGGGTTCCAGTCGGCCCAGATCTGCGAGCCCGGCTTGCGAATCGTCGGGCGCAGGATGGTGAGGCTCTTTTCCGTCGCGTTCTGCGCTTCGGTGAACCACGCCCGGTCGAACCCCTCCAGCGACTTGATCGACTCGGCCGTGTGGTTCTGCATACCTTCGAAGATCGTCGTGCCGCCGTTGCGCGACAGGATGCGGCGATCCTGCACGTCGAAGTAGTCGCCGGCGTTGAACGCCTCGATCTTCGATTCCAGCAGCTTCTTCACCGAAAATTCGAGCGACTTGAGCGTCTCGCGAACGCACACGACATCGAACTTGTCGGAGACGTTTTCTTCCAGCCAGAGGTCGCCGAAGTTGTGCGATTTGCCCGAACCACGGCCCCCGTGGGCGCCCTTGTATCGCACCGGCGTGCCGTCGGGCATGTGGTTAGCCAGCAGCGGCATGAACACGCGCGGCGTCTCGATCACCAGGTCGCTCATGCCGCGCCCTCGCCCGGCTCACCCGGCTTGGAGGGATCAACGATCCGGCGCGTGATCCGCTGGTACTGGATCGGGCCGCCATTCTTGCCGGTGTGCTCGACGGTTTCCTTGAACATGCCGAAGTGCCGACCGAGCAGTTCCAAGTTCTTCACCTTGTCCGGCCACTTGATCTTCTTCAGGATGCCGACGGCTGCACGAGCATCCCCGCTACCCTCGAACATCTCCGCAAGGTCGAAGCCCGACAGGTACTGACGCCAGACACGCGGCCATTCGCTGACCGGCTTGAGCGCCATCTCGTCGGTCATGATGTCGAGCACGTCCATCTTGTCGATCTCGACCATGCGCTGTAGCACGTAGTCGGCGTCAACCTGGTTGCGTTCGGTCCTGCTCTTGATCTTCTCCGCGACTGCTGCGGCGACCAAAGTTTTACCAAGCAACTGGCCCCCAATTACATCAGCCGTCCGTGCGCTGTAACCGGCGCGGATAGCAGCCTGCGTCGCGTTGAGATCCTTCAGATACTCCTCGACGAACGCGGCCTGTTTGGCGGTCAGTTGCTTCGGCATTGACGTATCAGATCAGCGCCTTCACCTGGTCACGGATAGCCGCGACCTCGTGGGCGAACACGTGAATGCCCAACTCGATCTTCCGCTCCAGCGCTTCGAGATCGGCATGCAGGCGCGCCAGCAGCGTTTCCTGCGGGATCTTGGCGGCTTCGACCTGCTCGGGGGCCGGGTCGACGAGCGCACTGGTGGACAGGGGCGTGCTCAGGCTCGATTGCGCGCTGTCGGCAGCAACGGCGGTGCTGAGCGAAGCACTCGTCGACGCGTTGGAATCGGCCACGGCCTGCGTGACATCGGCCGAGGGGGCCTGGTTCGTTTCATCCATGACGTTCTCCGGGGCGGAAATGCAAAAAGCCCGCGAGGCTTGCGCCTGCGGGCTTCGGTCGGCTTCGGAGCGAACTGGCCCCTGCCTGCGGGCCAATTCACTCGGACTATGCCGGAATCAGTAATCTTGGTCGATTATAGAGCGTGTTTTCCGGGTTTACAAGCCCGTTAGATTTCTCCAATCGCTTCCAGATGGCTTCCTGCGCGTGGTACAGCGCGAAGTCCCAGACGTGCCCGTGTCCGCGCCCCTGCTTCAGCTTCAGCCGGCGGCAAATGAATGACGAGTGCGCCCGCCAGACGTAGTGCAACAGGAGTACGTCCTTGTCGAGCGGCATCAGCCGTTTCCAAGCCTCGTTGACCTCACGAGCGTCCAGCAAATCGACCGCGATCAAGCCGTCGCATGATTCTCGGTATCCAGAACGGTGCATCCCTTCTGCAGAGCCGGCCGTCCCGGGCGTGTATCCCGACGATCGTTGGGCAGCGCCCCAGTTGTCGAGACGGAATTCCAGTTCCTTCAGATCCATATGTTGATTTCCCATCTAATCCTAGAATCAAGCACTGGCAGTAATCGCAGTCACCTCAGGCCTAGGCGAAAAGAACAAGCCCCAGTCATGACAGAATCGATACCGGCTTGCCCGCCATCAAATTCAACGCCCATCAAGAAAGGAGGTTGCTGTGACCTATTTCTTCGCAGTGGTTCATTACGATCCGACGCTCTGGCCCACTCTTAAGGGGGCCGTCGAATACGACGAATCTCTCACGATCTTTTTCCCACCGCCACGCGACGAGACCCCGGAGCACGCCGTGATTTCATGTCGGGAAGTGACGGCGACGAGCTTCGGCATGATTCGCCTGACTCCTGATTGGCCGAAAGAGATACGAGGCCTCGCGATCGAACACTTACACGTCCATCCGCACCGCGTGGCATGGATAGGCGAAAATGAAACCAGTCGGCCAATTGGGTTTGCCCAGTTGCCATCGAG